CCTTGACGGGGAATTGATGTCCAGGGCATCCTTTACACCGTCTACGATTCCGGAGAAGAAACTCTTGACATCGCTTACGAATTTATCCTTTGCGCTACAAATTCCGCTCCAGACACCGTTCACGATGTTCACTCCGACTTCTTTCATTTTTCCTGGTAAAGAAGAAACCCCATCAATTACGGCGTTCACGAGGGATTGAGCCGCCTCGACACCTTTATTCTTCAGGTCGATCGCCCACTGCCCGACTTTCGTTACCGTGTTTACCAGCCAAGTCCAGATTTTACCCGGTAATTGCTGGAACCAGCTCGTTACACTATTGATTGCGTTTGTGGCTGCTGTTGTCATTGTGGAGTATAAGTTCTGACCCCACTGAATTACGTTATTGACGGTGTTCACCAGCCAAGTCCAGATACGTCCAGGAAGTTGTGAGAACCAGTTTATAACCGAATTAACGGCGTTTGTGGCAGCCGTGGTTATCGTGGTGTACATATTCTGACCCCAGGCGATGATATTATTTACCACGCCTACGAGCCAAGTCCAGATTCTTCCTGGAAGCTGGGCGAACCAGTCTACAACGCTTTGTATGATTTTGGGAAGTTCGGTTGTTACCCAGTCTTTTACATTGATACCCCACTGGATAATCGTGCCTATGGCCGTACCGAGTGCGTACCCGATTTTATAAGGCAGCTGAGAAAACCAGTCTCCGACCGCCGATATAGCTTCACTCACAAAAGTTGTGATATTTGTGTAGAGTTCTGCACCCCACTCAGAAATCGCCGTTATGGTATTTGTCAGCCAGGTTGAAATTCGCCCAGGAAGTTCCTGGAACCAGGCTACGACAGAATCCACTACCTCACCGATTTTGTCAGGTATTCGCTTGAAGAAATCGACAATTTGTGTCCAGTGGTCTTTGATTACCACGACCAGGGTAGCGACTGCGGCTACGATTCCGGCTACGACTGCGGCTACCAAAGCAGGTGCGCCTAGAATTACAGCACCTACGGCAGCTATGGCAATTCCGATCACCATCAGAGCTTCTTTTACCCAGCTGAAACCGTCTTTGAGCATACCAAAGAAGTTCGTTACCGCCATGACGGCTCCGCCAATTACGGCTCCTATTCCGGCTATGGTAGGACCTATGCTGGAAATCAGGCTTGCTATCTTTGAAACAGCCGGACCTACAACCGCACCTATCTTTGTAAATATTCCAGATATGGTGCTTGCAAGTGTACCGAATGAACCGGTTACCTTTGTTACGATTCCGGCGAGTTTCGGGAACTCTAGGGCAAGAACTTCACTGAATGTTCCGGCTCCTCCGGATAATAACTGGAATCCCTCTACCACTTTCGGTACTATGCCTATGATGCTTCTGGCAGTTTTTCCAAAACCACCAAGTACACTCAGGAGGCTCTTAACTCCTCCGACTACCTCAGAAGCTACTTTCAGCGCCGCTATGGATGCGGCTATGGTTCCGATCGCTTTGCCAAGTGCCTCCATGGTTTTCGGATCTGCTCCATCAAGAGCAGAGAAAATATTACTCAGGACATCTACGACAGTCTGAGCTATCGGTTCCAGTGTGGATGCGAAACCATCAAATAATCCACTTAAAAAGGCTCCCAGACCTGGGAACTCCTGTTCAATTCCTGTTATAAATCCCTGGACAATCTGCTTTCCTACCTCGATGATCTGAGGCAGATTTTCAATGACCGCACTTGCCAGGTATGATACTATTTTTGCCGCCGATTCCCCGATTGACGGAGCATATTCTACGAGGGCGGAACCAAATTGTGACAACGCATCTTTCGCTGATTCTATCAGCTGTGGCATGTTGTCCGCCAATCCAGAAAGAACCTCAGCCAGCAACGCTACTCCGGTACTCCAGAGTAATCCTGTGTTTTCAATCAGGGCTGAGCCAAGGGATGTTACTATATCTACTCCTGCAGAAGCAATATTCGGTAGATTGTTATTTATGCCAGTCAAGAACGACTGGATCATGTCGGAAGCTACGTCTATCAAATCCGGGGCTGCCGATGCGGCTTTCTCTACGATCTGGGCAAAAATATCCCCGACCGTAGAAACAACTTCATCCAGTCCGCCGTTATTAAACGCATCCTGGAGTTGCTGTACCATGTTCTGGGCTTCTTTTACAACCTCTTTCAGCGGAGCTTCCATGTTCTCATACAGAGAAATACCAAGCCCCTCTAATCCGGATTTCAGGATTGTGATCTGACCTTGCAGGTTGTCGTTCATGGTGTCAGCCATTCTCTTTGCTGCACCATCACATGAATAAATAGCATCTGACAGTTTATCAAAATCATCATCGGAAGAATTTACAATAGCAAGAAGTCCGGACATCGCCTCTTGTCCGCCAAGAGCGGCTGCCATTGCTGCCGCCTCATCCTTTGACAGACCAGCAAAACCTTTTCTCAGGTCTCCCATCACTTCATTAAGCGATTTCATGTTGCCGTTGCTGTCTGTCAGTGATACTCCCAGCTTGTCCATGGCTCCCTGGACCTCTTTGGTCGGTTTTGCCATACGTGACATGATGGAACGCAAAGAAGTACCTGCCTGGCTTGCCTTAATTCCGGAGTTTGCCATAAGCCCGATTGCGAGGGCTGTATCTTCCGCCGTATATCCTAAAGCACCAGCTACCGGGGCTACGTACTTGAACGTCTCTCCCATCATTCCAACGTTAGTATTAGCGTTGGAGGATGCCTGTGCCAATACATCCGCAAAGTGTGTGGAATCCTCTGCGGACAACCCGAACGCCGTTAAGGCATCGGTAACAATATCTGAGGTGGTCGCCAAGTCCTCGCCGGATGCGGCTGCCAGGTTCATAATACCCTCTAAGCCGTTCAGCATATCTTCTGTTTTCCAGCCAGCCATGGCCATGTACTGCAAAGCATCCGCCGATTCGGAAGCACTGAACTTGGTAGTTGCACCCATTTCCTTTGCCTTGTCGGTTAATGCTTTCAGATCATCGCCCGTAGCTCCTGAGATTGCCGCTACTTTTGACATGGAAGCCTCGAAATCAGAGCCAACCTTTACTGAGGCTGCACCGATAGCTCCTATTGCAGTTGCGGTTCCGGCCAGGATGGCACCTGTCGCCTTTAAGCCCTTTTCGGCTATGCTTCCTATTCCGTCTATCCCGGATTGAAAGCCTTTACTGTCAATACTTGTATCAAATTTTAGTGTGCCATCATAAGCCAACGTTCTCACCTCTCTTTCGGGCTTGAAATCATCGGCTCATAATGGCACTACTTGATCTGTTTTCCGTGTTTAATTTTTACTTCAAAAACGGAGTGACAGTTTCTCCCTTTGCAGGAAACCATCACTCCGGTACATTCTGCCTTATCTGAAAAGAAAATAGGCATCTTGTAATTGCAGTCCGGGCATTCTACCCGGTTCATTTTATTTTTTTCTATTTTCTCAATAGTTACCGCCTCCCTACTACAGCACACCTCTAAGGTCTCCACCTTTCAGGAGAGCTTTTTCGATCTCTGCCAGCTTTTCGTCCTCGTTTCCAGGATTCGGTAAAGCGTACAGCCTTTTCATTTTCCGGTAGAACGACTGCTGTTCTTTCGGCATGTCACTCTTTATCTCGACGCTCCGGTACTCCATGATCTTGACAAACTCGTTTTGATTCGTCAGCGAGTTAAACATGGCTCTGAATTTCCACCAGTGCATGTACTCTATGTCCTGGAGGTCAATGCTGTACTGTGTCATAAAAGCGGCATAGATATAATCATCGTCATACTCGAATGAGTAAACCCTGGTCTTTCCTTTTTTTGCACTCAGCTTCTTACGCTGTGGGTTCTCCTCTTTGCCGCATTTGTAAAACCACAGCATAGCCTTTGTTGCTTCCTGGAGATTCCCAGGAATAACCGGAAAAAATAGATTCAGGGCTTTCGCTGCCTTATCCTTTGGGTCTATGCTTGCATCCTGCATAAGCATTTCAAACAGGATTGCTATGCGGAAGTCGGTACGTATCTCGTACCTCTCTCCGCATACTGCAACGCTCTCCGGTAGGGCATCAACCAGAATGTTCATTAGTGGTGTTTGCCTTTGTTACCGTGGTATGCGGCGTTTCTGTTGAAATTCTTGCTGTTCTGCTTCTCAGACTGTCTCCGTTCAGCTCTGTTCGGGCTGTACTTCTCTGTAAGGGCAGTAAGCTCACCGTTACAATTCATGGCAGCATCAGCCACAGCAGCAAAAGCCTCCATGTGGTCTTTGATATTGTTTTTGCCACCAAACAACTCCTCAGACATTCCTTTGCCAAAGACTTCATCGAAGAAATCATTCACAATACCGCACTGGATTCTCAGCGAATCAGCTGTTGTCTTTCCTGCGTACTGTGTAGGTTCCTGGATTCTTTCCTTT